TCAGTTGGGAGATTCTGTTCTCCTTTCAAGCTTCGCAATGGCGTTGTGGGCCAAGCCAATATCTTTGCTGAGATAGTGTGTATCGAGGATCGCGGACACGTCCTTGAGGCTGTGTCCAGTAACTCCAGCTATCTCCGGAACCGTGCTTCCCATGAGTGCCAGACGGGTGACTGCCGTGCCGCGAAGATCATGGAACGTCACGCCGGTCACGCCTGCTTTAGCGCATGCCTTGCGCCATGAAGCCCGGAACCCGGACTCGGTCCATGATGTGCCGTTCTCGGTTGCCAATATGGTCAGAGCGCGTGGCTTTGCTGGTGGGAGAGCCGCCAGCCGGGCCTTCTCAGCTTCCAGCGCGACCCGCAAAGGCTTGCCCACAGGGATCAGGACGCGCTGCCCCGTCTTACGCTGTTTCAGACGGAAGTAACTTCCGTCATAAGCATTCCAAGTGATGCGTAACAGGTCGCCTTGCCGCTGCCCGGTCCACAACGCGAGCGTTAGCGCGAGGTGCAAGTGCGCAGGAGCCTTTGCGTAAAACGCCTTCTCGTCTTCATCCGTCCAGATGCTGTCAGAGCGCTCGCCACGATACACCTTTCCGGCTCGCTCGCAGGGATTGATCGGCACAAACCCGCGATCTTTCGCCCATGAAAGAACGCGTGCCAGAACGGCAAATGCATAGTCTGCTTGCCGACGCGATTTAATCGCTAGTCGATCGCGCCATGCCATGAAGTCGCCACGGGTGCGGCGGTCCTCCAAAGCTTTCAGCGGAAAATCACCGTATTCGGCTTCGATCAGCTTCAACAACTTCCGATAATCAGACCGCGTGCGCGGAGCCAGCCCGTCGAAATCCGATGATCCGGAATACCCATCTAGAATGGATTGCATCGTACCAGCCGGGGTAAGACGCTTTGCCTCGACCGCAGCATTGTAGCTTGCATGAAATTCTGGCGAACCTGGGGAGCCTTCCAGCCGGGGACCCCCTTTCCATGCGTAGAAATAGGTGACCTTCGAACCGTCAGCCAGCCGCTTGGTTATTCGGTTAATACCTTTCAGCTTAACGCGCATCGCGCTTTGCCTTCCACTGATCGTAATCGTTTTGCGGCTCGGAAGGTAGTTCCGGCGCGTGAATAAGTACAATGCGCCCATCCGGGGCAATCTCGGTTCGGGACACAGCCAAGCCGCCCGCCACCGCTGCCTTGATGGCGCGCGTGATATCAGACTGCCGGAAGTGGCCCGCCGATCTAGCCATGACGCAACTTCGCTAGATCGTCGCGAGCATAAACGTAGCGGACGCGTGTGACCCCACCGGCAGGCTTACCAATGACCTTACCTGCACGCCGATATCGGGAAAGCGTGGAACACTTGATCCCGAGAATCGCGGCGGCCTGCTTCGCGCAAAGGCCAGCGGGTCGGATATGCTCGCGCAGAATTTCCACGTCGCGGGCGCTATATAGGTATGCCCGACCGTCGCGACGTGGATTGACCACGCCAGCCAGCCGGGCACGCCTCAGAACGGTCTTGTCCGCACCGATCAACAGCGCGGCTTCTCGTTCACAAAGTTCCATCACACAACGCCATTGAGCCGGACATTGACATTGGCGCTGGGATTGGCAGCAGCTTCAGTGGCAGCGCCCAACTTAGTGTTGCCGCCTGCCGTCTTTGTAACCAGCTTGTTCGCTGCGTCCCAATAGACGATATCACCGGCCGCGATGGCGAGCGCCGAAACCTTGGGCAGATTGAAGACGCCCACTAGGTCCAGATCGACGGGCGTTCCATTGGCAGCGCTCTCGTTCGCGATGCCAATGAATGACCCGACTTGGACCACATCGCCCGACAGGACGTTAGCGGGAGCGGGGAGGGTAAGCGTGTTGCCACGCTGGACGTGATTACGCATGACTATAAGCCTTTCGATGTATGGAAGCGAATGGTGGAGGGAGACCGCACGCCGGAAAGGCTCGCAATCTCCCGATCAAGGGCTGTGATGGCGGCCGACATCTCGCGATCAGAAGTGTACGAGACCATCTCGCCATTCTGGTCCTGAAATGACCGGACTCCCTTGGCGCGGAGCGCGAAGAGTTTATCCCGCCAGACCTGAAGTTCAGCCGCCGTTGCCATTAGATTTCCTCGTCGCCGGGGTTCCGATAGGCACCGCGCCAATCGACAGCGCCGCAGCCGAAGTCGAGGACCACGCGGAACTCGCGGCCAAGCTGTTCCCAGCCATCGCGCGAAGCCAATTGTGGACCCTGCGCCGACGACAGATAGGCATATTCGAGAACAGGCAGGACGGCCGGGTCAGCGAAGATATACCATGCGCCAGCGGGCAGACGGGGTTCGATCAGAAGCGTCAGCTTCCCGGAGAACGGGTTAGCGTCGTCAACTTTTGCAGCAGCCAACGTCGCCAGATGTTGCTCGAACAAAGTTTCGAGATCAGGCGGCGCAAGCACATATTTTGGTGTTGCAGAGATTGGCGAGACGCCATCCAAGCCCTTTTGGGTACGAAGTGCGAGCCTTGCTTGCGAGAGAGGGTCGATCCCAGGTCCAGTGCCATCGGTGGCAAGGTTTCCGTGGTCAGCATGGAAAAGGCGCTTGGTATCCCCCATCACCGGGCCAAGGCCAGATGCCTGTGTCAGCAGGCCGACTAGCTGGTCAGCCTCCGTTTCGGCCGCTGCACGACCCATCATAGCGGCCCATTGGCCAAAGGCCCCCAGATCGTCGTTGATGAGCGCTTTGCGAGACAGGGAGAAGATACCCCCGAACGTCTCGACGGAGTAGCCCTCCGTTGCCTCGCCAGTCGTCAACGATTTGATTTCACCTGCTTCCGTGACTTTCTTCAGCTTGCCGAATTCACCGACGCGGATGAGACTCATTGGGCGAAAATCTTCTGCAAGCCGTTGGCGCGCCAACAGCTTCAATGGTGACTGCGCTGCTGTGTAAGCAGGAAGCAGCACGCGATTGCCTGCGGAGGTCAGCAAATTCGGAAAGTCCGAAGTCGTGTGCATGGCGCGGGTCATGAGGTCTTCGCGCCCCATCATGTTGACGCCGGTGACACCGGCCCGCGTAAGGGCAAGGCGAGCAACGTCAGCAAGGCCCATGCCCATATAGCGGCGCGCCGGTTCGCTCGGCTCGACCCCACCCATGCGGCAAGCAAGTGCTTCCGCTAGATGATCGTTCATGACGGCCGGATCGTCTTGCGATACGCCGACGCGAGCGGTCGAGATGCGAACCGAAGAACGGCGCTGCATCTCTTCAAATGTGGCGGCGCGGGCCTCTTCAGGGGTCGCCTCGCGATCGATCAGGACATCGGCAAATGCCGAATCCAGTCCGGCCGCTGTTGCATAGCTGCGGATTTGCACGTTCATTTCCGCGCGGGTCAAATTGGAAGCAACTTCCGTTTCGACGATTTCATCTTCTTCCATAGTCGGAACCTTTCGGATCAGGGCTGCCGGATCGGCGGGGATTGCCACAAGGCTGGCTTCAACAAGCCGCCACTCTTCCGCTGTGCGAATTCGGAAATTGGTTTTGGGGTCGCGACTTTCGGCCCACCGAGACACGCTGTAGCCGACCGACACGCCGGTAATGTCGCCGCGCCCGATCGCTGCCAAAGCGGAAGGGTCAGTGACATGCAGCGTTGCGACTAGAGCGCCATTTTCGACGCGGATATTTTCGACCCGCCCTTTGATGTCGCCAATGCTGTTCTGGCGATGAGAGTCGAGCAATGGCACATGAGCAGCTGGCTTCACACTGTCCGTTGAGATGGAAAGACGTTCGATGAAGCCGCCGCGCTTGACCGGCGCACCAGTGGACAGCGTAACTTCCACCGTGCCAGACTCGAGGTCGAGCGTGGCGGGCGTGATCGACAGGCGGCGCGTCAGCAGTTCAAGAACGGCGGCCATTTCGAGCCTCCGTTTCTGGAGTGCGCAGGAAATATTTCGTGTTGTCCTCTGCCTCGATCCGGTATCGAAGCATTGACTCTGGGTCACGGATTAACGGCATCAGCCTTCCATGTACTGTCTCAGTGTAGACGATCCGGTTCGTGCCACTTTCTTTGATCGTAATCTCGTAAACAGGCTCGCGAACGATTCGACCGGAGCGACGTGCTTCAGGCTTGCTGGGCATTTGCTGCCTCCCTTCCAAAATTGAGACCCGCTCGCGCTTCGCGTTCGCGGTCTGCTTTGATTTCTTCGTCAAGGTCCTCGACCGAATATCCCTGCGCGGCGACTGCGCGACGGCGGGAGGTGAGTCCGGTCGCGATCATCGCTGCGGTGGCTTCAGCATCCTTTTTCGGATCGATCCAAGGTAGGGCAGGGGGTATCCATTCAACCGACTTGGCCGCCTCCAGGTCGTCTGCACCGATGTTACCAGCCAGCATTTCAAGGGTGACAAAGCGGTTCCAGACGGGCCGGAGCATCTGCGGAATGATCGTGTGAAACTGGATCGTCTCGACGCGGCTGCGAAACTCGACAAGACCTGCGCGCAGGCTGGAGTAATTCGCGCCGGTGAGGTCGCCGGTCATCAGATATTCGGGAACACCTAGCCCGGCCGCCATGCCGCGTAGCTGTAGCTTGGCGAAATCAACAGCTTGTTGGGCCTGCTGCGGGGCATTGAATCTGATGTCATAGCCACCCGGCAAAACTTTGAGCGTGCCCGGTTCCAGTCCGCTTTCCATAAGGGAGCCGGTTTCCGTCTCTTCGTATGGCGTGGCCACCCCCGTGTTATTCTGATCGATCAGGAATCCAGCGTGCATTGCGGCTACTTTGGTCCCGACGATCAGGGCGTCTTCCACTTGGTCCAGTTCACCCGCCCGGATCAGGATGGGCGCGAGCCACGAAATTCCCCGAACCTGCCCCGGCCCCAACGGTCGATAGAGATGAATCATATCGGCGGCCGGAACCCGAACCGGGGGAGCATAGGACTCATATATTGAGGTCGGGTCCACCGGGCGGACATGATAAGCGAGCCGCTGTCCGGAGGCGTCGAACTCGACCCCTGCGATGATGCGAGCGCCACTGCCTAGTTCGACAGTGTAGCTAAGGTCCACCTGTTCGGCCGAAAGCTGCTGAAGCTTCATGCCTTCGTCGGTCCAAATGATCCTAATAAAGGCTTCGCCATCGACCACCATTGAGCGAGCCGCTGACGCTTGCATGCCATAGAAGTCGGTCAGGCCATCAGCATCGCAGGTGGCGGCCCATCGACTGAAATTGGAAGTGAGAGCGCGGCGGGCGTCGTCTTCAGGGTGTTGCGATGTCGGCGTAATGCCGGAACCTGCCAATGCTGTGATGAGCGAGTTGACGCCGTTTGCGCCCCAAGGATTATTGGCGAAAGTGGCGCGAGCGCGTCGGCGCACCATGTCAGTCGCCGCTAACGCTTCCGGGCCGAATGAACCGAAACGCTGATCGGGCGAGCGGCGGCCGGAAGCGGCCTCAAACCGGCGCGTATGCATCGGTAGGCCAAGGGCACGGGCGACAAGACGCTGGACGCGATTCATGTCAATTCGCCAAGATTTTCCGATTGCCCGCCTCGATTAGGGGCAACAGAAGTGGCTGAAGGTTTAAGGAGATCGTGCCGCGCGGCATGGCATTATCTGGGAACCGACGTTCCGGTCGGTGATCCATGTCGAACAATGCCGTTCGGTAGCTGCGATGTCCGGTGCTAGCATCACGGTAGACGTCCAATCGGAACGCCCAGAATTTACCCTTGGCCGTTTCTTGAAGGGCGTTGAATGCTGGGTGTGGGAAACGCTCGGTTGCGGGCGTTAGGTCTCCATCCTGCCATCCGTAGAAGGCGGAAACTACAAACCCTAACGTCTGCTGATCGAAAATTTCGAAGTCATTGTTGAAGATCGAAAGCACCTTCGCGACTACTACATCGCTCAGCGACAATGAAGAATGAGGGTTTTTGGTCCCTTTTCCTATTTTTTCCCGTGTTTGGATCAATCCCGCCCGGATGTTGGCTCGAAGCTGGTTCGCAATGGTCTCAGCTTTCATGCCCTGTTCGGCAATGATTGCTGCTACTTCGGACGGCTTGAACCTTGGACCCGGTTCATTGTGGGCAAAAAGCTGGGCATAATTGTCGTCCACGGCACGTCTCCGTTATCTGATTCGTTACAGCAGATAGCATAATATCTGTTGGCATGCCACAGATATTGACATGAGGCCTTCTTTGGTTCAAACGGGGCCGGCCGCTCTTGAAGCCATGAGGGCGGTCTCTTCGGTGCGAAGGGGCGGCCGGGCTGTATTCTTTCCCTTCTCCAGCCCGGCCGCTTTCCGCAGGCGCATTTAAGTGGTCTGTGCGGCAGTGACGCATATTGATTTAACCCCCAAAGCGGCACAAATGCGTGCTTCAAACTTCGGATCAATGTGGTACTTGCGATGGATGGGGGAACCGCATTTCAATCGTAGTGCCCGCGTCGCCGTGGCAGAAGAGCTAAAAAGTCCGGGAAGTCTCGCGCTGCTCTTTATGACAACAGTTCTCGGCCTTGTGACCGCGTTTGTTCTCCCGGAGTGGAAGTTACCCGCCGCATGGCCAGCTATCATTGCGGTAGTTGGCGTGGCGGCAGTCTGGATTTGTGTTGGGGCGCTGCGTACGGCCTTGGCACGAGGTTACGAGGCCCATTTGGCAGGTAAAGTCAGCTTGCCACTGGTAGTTCAAGCGCTTTTAACACCTGGTGACGAAGGCACGATTATTTTGCTGCTTGAGCCGAATAGTCTCTTTTCAGTCTCAACTTTAGTTTCAATATTTTATCAAAATGATGAAGAATTTGAAATACTAGTTGCTCACGGGGAGGTGATAAATGTCCAAGGCAACGGGAAAATTCAGGTAGAAATTGGTGGATGGGAGCAAGCGTATACTGATATAAGAGATATGGTTGCTCAACAAAACTACAAAGAGCTAAAAAAGCTCATTATAAAACCTTCAGTTGTTCGAAGGCGGTCGGTAAATCCTGATCCTTATATTACATATGGCGATGCAATTAGTCATTTAACGGAGCGAACTGGTGACTGAACTAAATCCGGCTCATGGAAAAGTTGTTGCGCTAGCGCTCGCGACCGGCGATCTAATAACTGATAATGCAGATATCGAAGAAAATGCAGAATTTTATCGAATCGTTATCAATTTAGGCAGTGAAGATGAAGTAAAATCCGGCACTCGCTTTCTGGTTTTTTCTCTCGGCAAGGAACTGACCGACCCGGAATCTGGCGATAATCTAGGGGCATTTGAGATTGTAAAGGGGGTTGGTAAAGTCACTAATTTGCAGGTGAGAATGGCAACTTTGACCAGTGAGCGGACAAAAACAATTCAACGGCCGAAGAATGCTTTAGCTGCACTCAGCAATATCTCAAACTACCTCAACGATACTGTTTCCGTCGAGGTTTCGGCTCCATTTCTAAGACCTCGAGTCGGTGATCTAGTTCGACTTGTTTAGCGTCCCATCCACTTCGATCGGATCACAGTTGAAGTGGAGGCAGGGAGCACACCTGCCGATGCCAGTTCAGCCTCGCGCCGATCCAAGTTCGCGGTGACAAGCTGGCGCGCGGCGAAAGCATAGACCGCGCAGTCGAGTGCTTCAGCCCTTCGACCGGGGATGCGCTCGAACCGACGCTGCGGCTGGCCACGCACATATCGCAGGACTCGCCGCTCTGATGCCAGTTGCTCATAATAGACGGTCGGCAGCGTTTGGCTAAACCGAATGGACTTGCCGCGCGATAGCCGTGTCAGGATTTGATGTTTCAGCCCGTCAACGCCGATAAGAAACAACGGAATGCCCTTGGCACTCGATCGCTGGATTGCTGGGCGGTTCCCTGCCACGCCTTTTCCAGACACAATTTTTCGGCTGAAACGTGAGCGCGTGAAATTATAGACGCGATCAGTGTGGCCGCCGTCGCCGCTATCGATGACTGCTGCATCGACCCTGAGCGTTCCACCGTTTTGGTGCGGCCAAGTGCTGCGCAAGAGGTCATCGACTTCGGCCCACGTTGTGTCATCGGTGGGCGATCCCCAAACGACCGTATGCGCCAAAATCATCGCTTCTTCTCGCGTCCAGCCAACGAAGGTGCATTCTATACGGTCATCCTGCACGTCCAGACCGGCCGTCAGGACCAAAACGTCGCTTGGCGGGCTATCGAGACCCCAAGGCTCCGCACGCGCCTCTAGGTCGCTCTCGTCCAGTTCGTCGGCGGCCTCGCGCCACGGTTCGGCAAGAATAGTATTCACAAAGGTCTGAAGCGTGTCGGGAGAGGCTTTCGCAGCCAGCCATTCTGCCGCCAGTTTTCCCCATGATGCATTTGAATGTGGGGAGACCAGAGCGTTTATCTTGAAACCGGCATGGCCCTGCACATCCGGTCTCGTGGCCCGCCATGTGCCTGCATCTATCATTGCCGCCTTGTGCCGTTCATCAATCAATTCTTCGCAGTGCGGGCAACAAAACGCCGCCGTGCCCGGCTGATCGGTTTTCCATATGATGTGCTTCCACTCTATTTCCGTTCGCTCGCCACACTCCGGGCATGGCACTTCGAAAACGCGTTGGTCCGACCGCGCATAGGCTCGAAGGATGTTGGAAGTTAGTTCCATCGTCGGCGTGCTACCCATCACGATCTTACGATTTGCAAATGACAAGGTGCGGCGCTCGGCAAGGGTGACGGCACTGCCTTCTGCGGTCACGTCGAACCCGTCCACTTCGTCCATTAGGAGAACCCTGACGTTATGACGGCGCAGATTGCGTGGCGAGCGAGCAGCAACGATCTTCAGATTTCCACCGGGGAAGCGACGGGACAGAAGTGTATTGCGGCCGCCCTCCGCATTGTCGCCCGATAGAAGGCCCGCAAGCGCTGGCGTGGCGTTGAAAATCGGTTCTAGGTCCGAAACCGTGTAGTCGCGGCAATCGGCCTCTGTTGGCAGCAGCAGCAATATGGGCGATGGCTCGTTTGCGACGAAACTGCCGACAGCAGCCGTCAACAAAGTGGATAGGCCAACACGGACAGATTTTACGATCGATACCCGCTCAATTAAAGGGTCGCTGATCGCATCGGCCATTTCCTCTTGGAATTTCCATAGCCGCACATTGCCGGGGAGGGCAGAAACGTCTTCTGGCAAGCGCAGATGCTGTTCGATCCAGCTTGACAGCGGGAGGCGGGGAGGCGGCTTCAGCGCCTTCAGAGCATTTGCGCGAACGCGCCAGACGGCTGGGTCAGATTGGATCATCGGATAATTCCTGAAGTGTGTCGCGGATTTCGCGATCGATTGCGGCAAGGTCGTGCGCGGTGAGGTGGCCAAGTCGCTGTTGGATGCGCGATGGCATCGCTAACATGCCCGATCGGATCATCCGGAGAATGTCGGCCCACTGGGACTCGACCTCTTTTGCCGGGATCATCTCGCCACGTGCCACGGCATTTTTCAGCGCCAAGGCATCGGCACGTTCTCGCGTCTCGCGTTCGCGCTCCGCAGCCAGCCCGGTGCCGACGCGGAAGTGATCGCGGTTCGCCGCTGTCTCTCGAAGGTAATCACAATATCCACGAATGGATGGTGCCAGTGCGTATTTGCCGCGAGCGACGCGAGTCAGCGCACCGCGATCCACCGCAGTTTGCAACGTGCGTTTATGCACGCCGAATATTCCCGCCAGATCGTCAAGAGAGACGGGGCGATCATCCACGATCATGATGGCGTTCCAATATTTTTGTGCAGATTGCGTTTATGCGGCTCAGCGTCCCCGCAGCGCACCCGGCCGGGGAAGAACCTAAATGCGGCGCTGATGATTTGCCGTCGCTTCTTTATCAGTCGTGCGGCGGCCCAAAGGCCGCAAGCGCTATATACGTAGTATATATGGGGTGTGCGGGCGGGGGTCAGCGGCACGTCAGCGGTACGTCGCCGGGGGTCAGCGGAATAGGTCAGCGGCACGTCAGCGGGGTACGTCAGCGGGTCATATGTCATTGTCGTTCTCCATGCGGCGCAGCCCAATCAAGTCCTTGCCATTGGTTCGCCCGATGACTCCGCGCTCAATCGTATCTTCGGAAAACAGGCGCTCCATCGCTGCTTCTAGGCGGCGCACGCCAATCGCTTTGCCTTCCGGCATCCCCGCGAATGTCTTCGGAGCATAGGTCCGGGAAGACTTGCTTTCGGAAACTGCGCGTTGCTGTTTCACGCGAAGGTCTAGGCAGCGCATGAAAATCCGGTCGTCGGTAGAATCCGCAATCTCGCGTGATTCATCGGCTTCCAAATCATCATCGGTGACGAATGCGCCGTTATGCCAGCGCAGTTCGATGGCGTTGCCCTTGCGGCCGTAATTCGCCTTTCCGGTTCGCAGCACACGCGCATCCGGATCAACAGGCAGGCGCGTTTCTTCATCGACTTCGCCCCAATCGAGGAAGAGGCGAGATCGCACCTGATTTTCCCACGCTGTTGAGCCGCTATATTCCTGCCCAGCCTTGTTCGGGTGGCCAAGAAAAAGGACAGACCCGCCGATGGTGACGGCAAGCTTGTTCATAAGGCCGACGAAAGCTGCTGCCTGATTGCGTATATTCTCGTTGCCCGCGAAGAGATGCGCCACATTGTCCAGAATGATGAAGGTCGCGCCCGTGGCCAAAGCCGCAGCCTCGACACGCTCATATGCTTCCGTCACCGTCATTCGACCTTCGGCGTCAAACGTGGCCATCTCATTTCCGATGCCACCGGCAAGGCTCGCTAGATGCAGTCGCCCGGATAATGAGCGCAGCGAAACGCCCATGCTTTCACAGATTGCGGCCTGACGACGATGCAGTTCCGCCACATCATCTTCGCACGTCAGGTAAATGGAAGTTACTTCCTGCGTGTCGATGCCCAGCATGGGCCGCCCTAATGCGACGCTGGTCGCCAACTGCTGGGATAGGAGCGATTTGCCCGCGCTGCCCGGCCCGGTTAGATAAGTGGCTTGCCCAAGTGGAATGCGGCCATCCCAAATCCATTCACGCGCAGGCGGCTCAATTCCTTCCCAGGTCGCGGGATCAATCAAAGCGATATCTATATCGTCACATCGCCGCTGGCCCTTCCAGCCGTGATCCATTGCCAGTTCAAACAGCGTGCCTAACTTGACGGGATCACCGCTGTAACGACCGAAAGAGTCCCACTTCCTTTCCAGCAAATCGGGATCGTAATTGTCGCACCGTTGGGATGCCTCGTCCCATATCGCCATGCCATCAGGGTGGCCCTGAAAGGCGTCGTGCAACGGCATCCCGACCTCCGTCAGCCATGACTTATATTCCGTCATGACCTTGACCGGAATCGCGTCCACAGCCGACTTGATGCGCTCTATATCCTGTGGAGTCAGATCGACCGGATCGGCGCTGACCTCGTTCGTTGTCCGGTCTCTCGGTTTATACAACCTTCCATCCTTGCCCCGCGCATCGGCGTCCAGATGGTCGGCAAGGTCGATAGCCATACCCTCAATGATTTCCACGCGCGGCGCAGGCTGGCCCTCTATCCGGCCGAAATAATAGGATTGGGGCAGGGCGAATGACTCTGGTGCGAGTACGCCGTCCAACGCGCCATTGAGCCGCGCCATCAGTGTGGTGCGGTCTTCAGGTTCCAATGCGTCGGACGCGGGGCAAAAGATGCGATATCGTGGGGCGTCGGAACGATGACTGGCGGTGGCGACGACGATGGCGGCAATCCCGGCATCGTCCAGCTTTGCCAGTGCCCAAGCGATCGACCGCTCTTCGCCGTCATAGTCCGCCTCGATGCCATAAATTTTTCGCATATTGGCAGTGTGACGGAGCGAACCTTTTTCGCTCAATTGATCGCCAAAAGTCGCGAATTTCCAATATGGCAGCATCGCTTTGCTAGGGCGGGTTATCTCGCCCATCTTCTCGGCAAATTCGCGCGCCGAGATGCGAATGGGCTTCTTCTTCGCTGCAAATTTGTCGGGAAAGATCGTGATCCTGATAAGCCGATCTAGCGGATTTTCAGTTGGATTTTCTTTGGTAACTGATTGATTTCTCATGAGCCATTTGTTCCCCGGTTGGGAGAAAAATGCCCACTAATCAACGCGGGGGAGGGGAATCATAATCCGCGTGTCGGGGGTTCAAGTCCCTCCTCCCTTTCATCACCCATTTTTTCGATCGTTTCAGGGCGTTGATGGAATGGCTGGCGACCTACGCCGCCGTCAGAAAGCAGGAAGCACCGCGCCCTTATACTTGTCAGCCATGAAGCGCTTCACATCGTCACTTCTGAGCGCCGCGACCAGCTTTTGGACCCGAGGGTCCTTTTCACTGCCCGGCTTGCCGACGACGAAATTGACATAGGGTGACTTGCCATCCTCGATCACCAGCGCGTCACGCGTAGGGTTAAGCTTGGCGTCCAACGCATAGTTGGTGTTGATGAGGGCCAGATCGACCTCGCCAAGGGCGCGAGGCAGCGTGGCAGATTCCAGTTCGCGGAAGACGATCTTCTTTGGGTTGCCGATCACGTCGTTGATGGTCGAGAGCGGATTGGTAGGCTGTTTCAGCGTGATCAGGCCCGCCTTCTGAAGCAGTAGCAACGCCCGGCCACCATTGCTCTGCTCATTGGGAATGGCGACGGTTGCTCCGATAGGTAACTGATCCAGACTTTTCCATTTGCGGGAATAGGCGCCAAGCGGTTCGATGTGAATGCCCGCGATCGGGATCAGATCCGTATTCTGCGCCTTGTTGAATTCGGTAAGATAGGGGCCGGTCTGAAAATAATTGATGTCGATCTGCCCCTGGGCAACCTGCTGATTGGGCTGAACATAATCATTGAAGACGCGGATATCGAGCTTCAGGCCCTGCTTCTCCAGAGCCGGCTTAATATGTTCGAGGATTTCGGCGTGAGGCACTGCGGTCGCCGCGACGCTCAGCGTGCCAGGATCGGATTTCGCCCCTTCGCTTTTGCTTCCGCCACAGGCGGCGAGCAGCATTGCGGGAAGCAGCAATATCAACGAACGACGCTTCAT